AACATATCGCTCATATCAATCGCGACCTGATGATGTGGTATCATATGTTCTAGATATTCTATATCGGTTAATTTATCTGTACACGGGTCAGATCCTACAGGTTCAACCATCTTTGAATGATTCATCGTAGAATGATTCATCGTAGAATGATTCATCTTACCCATCTTTCCTTTTGTAGAATTATCATAATTTATTTTCCAATGACCACTCATTTATTATATTAAATTTATATTAAATATATATTAAATATGTATATATGGCGGGCGGTATATTTGTTGATCAACCTTTTCATCCAAATCCCAAATGTTTATTATTTTCCGCAATAATGATGATGGCGTATTGGTTTTCACCCGGTCAAAAAAACATTTACTTATTGCCGGTTATTTTCGTAATATCATATGTGGGAATGGCATGGTATGACTACAAGTATAACTGCGACATAATGTATTCGGGTAATTCCCTGGGAGCAAATACAATAGATGCGATTTTTAAGCCCCAACATAGAAATAAAGAAAGTGATAAAAAGAATCTCTCCAAAAATCAAGAAGACGAATATTTAAGACGCGTCTATTTATTTCATATAATAGCAGTCTCTCCGATTTTAATATATGTTGGATATTATGGTTCTAAATCAAATGTAAAATTATTTCCGGTTATATTATCATTAGGTATAATGGCATTACTATATCACGGGTTCAGATTATTTTTCCCACGCATAGGGGGTCATCAACATGAATAAATACCATATTAGAAATGACTTAAAAATATGATAATTAGTTCTGACACGGTTTGAATGATTTCCGATGCCAAATCGTCGGACCATATTCTTTCAATGCTTCCATATGAGATTTCGTTCCGTATCCTTTGTTATTCTTGAGATCATATTGATTCAGAATAGGATTTTCTGAACATAGATTCATAATATATTCATCGTGATATTCTTTTGCTAAAATTGAAGCAGCAGCGATATTTAGATATTTATCATCTCCGCCGGGAATACATACATGCGATATTGGTTCAAAAGTATTCTTATTCATATAGATAGGAAAATATGTTCCATCAACCAATATTTTATCGATATTGAGCACCGATGTAATATCGTCCAGGCATTGCTCCATACCTTCCATTGTTGCTTGAAGAATATTTACTTTATCAATCCTTTCTTCGTGAACCATCTGAACATTGAATGCAATGGCATTCTCCTCAATATATTTTCTGAGTTCAGACCTCACTCTAGGAGAACATTTTTTAGAATCTCTAATTTCATAAGGAGGAGGTAGATCCCTGATATCATTCATGATTACGGCTCCGATACAAACAGGTCCTAGCAAACAACCTCTGCCTGCTTCATCTAAACCGACTTCAATATTATTTTCTTCATAGAATTGATTCATAATGATAAGATTAATATTATCTATTTAAATAATATAGATGAAAACACAGAAGAAAAAGTTAGGTAATGTAGGTATGCGATTGAAACCAAACGAACCCAATCTTTTAGAGAACTATAGTAAATATCGTTCGCGAAAACCTAGAAAGAAAAAGAAGAAGAAGAAACCTAAGAAATCAATCAAACAAATAAAAGTATTACCGAATGTTGATCCCTTTCAGAAGATAGTAGATGATGCAGATAAGAAGGTTAAAGAAGAAATCATTGTTGAAGAGAAAGAAGAACCTAAGAAAGAAGTATTACCTGATGAGACTAAGAAAGTAAAAGTTCAGAAAGGACCCCAAGATTTATCTGATACTGATCCAGGTGTGAAAAATCTAATGATAACTGCTTCATTGGAACCCGATAAAAAGAAAAAAGGAACAACGATCCAGATATAATCAATTTCGTCTAATAATTATTTTTTAAATCTTTGATTATCATATAATGGAAATAATCAAAACTTATGAAGAAGATACGAAACAAAAGAATTTATTATATTTAGCGAAACCTGTCTATGGCGGATGGGTAACCTTTACTGCTCATTTATCTCATAAACTCAAAGCCCCTATCTACAAGATAGCGGGCCGAAATGAAACATTTGATCGTGATTATGGTTATGAGTGTAAATATCGTAATCAGAGTATCGGTGAAATCATTAAATTAGATAACATCTTGATTACTGCCGTAGATAAACATTACTGGGAATATTTGCATTTGTTCCCACCTGAAACTGAGATTATCATTCATGATCCAACAGAATGTAAGAAATCCAAGAATCTGAATCCATTAGTTCAGTCCACTGATCACAATGAAAAACCTTTATTAGAACATTTCAAAGTAATCACAATCAGAGAATCGGTTCAAGAATATTTAATGAATCAATTTAATATTACTTCTCAATTCATGCCTCATCCTTTCTTTTCTTATAAGATTCCTAAGATAGAAGGTTTAGGTCACAAATGTGTATCTATCGCCAGAATAGATTTTGATAAAAATACCGACATGTTATTGAAAGCAAATCAATTATTAGAGAATAAATCAAATCATATTTATTTATTCGGAGCAGAAAACAGATTGTATGTTCATCATAAATTAAAAGAATTAAATATTCAAGAATATTGGAAAGGGAAATTTCCAAAGAATTTATCACCTGTCTATGATGGGAAAAGTATCTTGAAAGACGCGAAGTATATGATTGATATGTCAATCATCAAAGGTGATGGTGGCGGAACGCAATATACATTTTTAGAAGCGATTTATCATGATTGTGTATTAGTCTTACATAATGATTGGATCAATAAAGGAGAATTATTCACTTCAGGTGTAAATTGTATTGGTGTTTCAACGCCGGAAGAATTAGCTGAATTTATTAAGAATGATTTACCATCTACCAAATATTCAGAGATTTTAATGAATAGTAAAAAGATCTTAGAGAATCATGTTTAAGTATGATGTAAATTAAAAAGTCCTTTAGTTCTTTTAGATATATGTCATCACAACCAGAGTTTCTCCTCCTTCTTTGTGAATGACTGCCAACCTGGCATTAGTTCGCACGCCGTCTTTTCTTTATTTTTATTATCTTTGATCCAGATATTGTACTTATACTGATCGCCTATCGGCGTTTTAGACGCTAATTGGACTGCGAATCCGTATGCGTCGGAGTTTTCACTGCACTTTTTCGCGGCGTCTTCAAGAGTCATCATAATACCCCCTTGTCCTTGTATATCATCCCCTTTCGGAAGTGGACCGCGAAATAAATCCCATTCATTACCCAGTGAAACGATCGGCGGACCTGGGGGGGCTTCGGTGTCACTCGGGATGGCGTCTTCCATTGATGGCTTCGTGACGGCTTCGGGATACTCCCAAACTTCTCGTATGTTCCCATTGTTGGGTCCCTCATTGAGATTCACTTGCCACATGCCCGAGACGGGTTTCCCTCTTTGTCCCCAGTCTGTATTGCCGTTTTCGGCGAAACGCACTTCAAATTGTCCTTGGTCATTTGCAAGAGTCACTGATGGTTGTTTGCTGCGCCGCGCGGCATTGATTGCGGTGTTTTCCGGAATTTGATACGGCCATTTTTTTTCACCGCGTCCGATAGAGTAGTACGTCATATCATCAACCGGAACCCCGCCTTCTCCTCCCGGTTCTACCATTGCTCCTTCTCCTTTCGCCCCTGCGCGTCCAGCGACGCCTTCATGGGTGGGTTCGGGTTCGGTCTGGGGCGATGGTTCGGGTTCGGGAATCACATCAACTACTCGGGTGTTTTGGCTCTTGGTATTCACTTGCCACATGCGTGATGCGGGTTCTCTTTGGAAACGACCGTATTCTGTATTAAGGTTTTCCCCGAAACGCACTTCAAATGGCCCATTTCCAAGAACAACTGATTTTTCTCCGGAGTATCGGGCTAAATTGATTGCGGCATTCTCTGAATCACTATACGGGCGCACCTCGCCATCTGCATCGGAGAAATACGCGCGACCTTGCCGAGCGATTTCTTCCCTAGTCGCGCCTTGACCATCTGATTTTAAATTAGTAATTGCGGTCATCCATGCGGTCCTTTCGGGGGCGGTGTCGGCGTCAAACTGTATCACCTTTAAGTTAGATAACTCGCCCCTGACGATGAGGTCCCTGAACTCGTCATCCATATTGTGCAAGCTTTTCGCAAAAGTCAGCTCCTCCGGGGTCGCGCCTGCCGCTTCCGCGCGCGCTGCGAGTTTCCCTGTGTTTACGGACCATTCTTTATTGCCCGCGAGCTCCTCGCGCAAATCCTCCTCAGCAGCAGCAGCAGCATCTCCATCTATTGGAATTAATTTAAACTTAAATTTCCCACGCCCCGCCTCTTTCCTATCTTCTTCCGGGTCTTTATAATACTTCAAATGAATATTTTTTCCGGTGGATCCGGATGTTGCACCAGCCTCAATGATAATTACACCGCCATCTCTTCTTTCAACCGTTATTTTTCTGGGGTCATATCCAGTCCACCAGTCCACCCATTTATTTATTCTACCGCTATCATCAGTACTAGACGCAAGCACACGAAACGTTGCACCGACGTCGGAATTCGGACTTTCGCCACCCACCATGACCTTACGCGTTGTCTTCCGTCTAGAAACTCTCTTAGAGTATCCCTTCCTAGAAACTCTCTTAGAGTATCCCTTCCTAGAAACTCTCTTAGAGTATCTCTTCTTAGAGTATTTCCTGGAAGTATTTCTCTTTCTAGAAACTCTTCGCCCAGTCCTTTTAGCCATTTATATATCTATATATATTTTATTTTTACGAAATTATAGATAATTCATAGCGAAGACTAATTTCTTTGAGGGAATTGTATTGGTGTAGGGACAGCCGAAGAGTTGGCGGAATTTATTAAGAATGATTTACCATCTTCAAAATATTCAGAGATTTTAATGAATAGTAAAAAGATCTTAGAGAATCATGTTTAGCAGAAGAAGAAGATTAAGCAGTCGTTATAACTTCTAGTGATAGAGATAGTAGGGTCACGTATTCACGAACCTATCATCTAGATGACAACCGGAAACATCTCGCCAGCTCGGACTCCTTCCGGCACTATCACTTCTAACACCCGTCCATCTACAAGGGTTATAAGGACCGTCGCCCCCGGGCCGGCATCATCAGGGCACTGGAAAAGAAAAGTCTCTTGTGCCGCTGGCTGAGGCGCTGGCTGTGCCGCTGCGGGCTGGCTTTGCATCGCCCCTGCTTGTTGGGCGCAACCGCGACTGCAGTAAGGATGACCCGGGTTGGCAGGCTTGGCCTTGCAGAACTGACACATCTGTCCGGACAGTGCTTGTGGCGCAGGCACGACATACCCGCGCCCCCCTCCGTGCAGTCTGTGGGAACTGATCTCGTCGCGTATCCGCATCAGCAGAAGTCCGAGGTTGTTACCTGACATGCCCGGCTGCCAAGGTCCGGTGTAGGCAACGTTTTTGTCTCTGGCCCACTCACGGGTCACACCGGGCCCTGTCCCCCAATAGTCATCCTTGTGAGTTTGCTCGATGAGCACGCGCGCCCCACCAGCTGCCGTGCTGAGAAGGAGCTTCTTCAGTGTAGGGTCGTCATTGAACTTGTGCATCACAGCGTTGTACATGACCTGGTCCTTGATTGATGGATCGTTTTTGGTTGGGAGCTGACGGTGCCAGTCCTCGCGCACCAACGGCTTGTACAGCGGATCTTCCTTCATTTCAAAGCACTCGCGCGGCGTCGCCAGGTTTCGGCAGTGCTCCACCAAGTCAGGTCGGGCGACGAACTTCTGCGCCTGAAAGTAGTGCTCTGTGGTACGCCACTGCTTGCCGTCGATCATCAACCCGTTGCACTCCCAGAAGTTCGTAAACTCATAAAAGTCATCGTGGCTCTCGTAGAACTGGATCTCATCAGGCAGACGGGCACCTTCAGGCCGCTCATCCAGAGGCACGGTGAGCTTCGGGCCACCCGCTGCTCCTGCTTGTCCGCCGGAAGCCACGGTCGACTGATCTGGATACTCCCCAACTACTCGGGTGTTCATGTTCCCGAGATTCACTTGCCATATGGCCGTGTTGGTTCGCAAATCATGTGCCAAATTCCCCCATTCTTTATTACCGTTTTCTCCGAAACGCACCTCAAAGCTTCCCCACTTGCTTTGAACAGGGACTGATTTTTCCCCGCTGGATCGCGCCACATTGATTATGCCATTTGCCCTATCTGTATAAGCATCTTTCCCTCTAGTGGCATTAATAGAGTAGTACTTCCTGTTATCTCCTGCTCCTGCTGCTGCTCCTGCTGCTGCTCCTGCTGATGCTGGTGCTGCTGCTCCTGCTGATGCTGGTTTTGGATAACGACCGGTAATTTCCTTCCAGATCGTGAACCAACCTTCTGTCCTGGGTGGTGCATGCTCGTTGCTTTGAGTAGCTGCCGACAGGGATCCATCTTCCACAGCAGCCTTCAGCGCAGCCATAAATAAATCTCTATAGAGATCTAGACCCACAAGACCCAGACATTGTAATATACGACTAATTCTCTTAAAGTTGTGATTATCTTTAGTATTTATTGCTTTCATGCGATTTTTATAATGGTTTTGATCTTGAATTCTTACCGCTCCGTTGTGTACGAACCATCCGTAAAAATCAGCGATTATTACAAAACTTTTAACAAGATCTGTCTGAATTCCGCTGTCATTCTTGAAAATATCTATTTCGGTGGCAGTCAGGGGATGACTTGTGAGGTTATAGCGGGACTGCGCAGTCGTCGGAAAAATCCACTGTATATAGTTATGCCAATTCTCTAACAAACGATAATTTCCTGGGGAGGGGTGCGCAAATAGCAGAAGGAATCCGGTTTTGGTTAAGGTCTGACTATTTCCGCCGCCGTCCTCGCTGAACTGGACCGATTTGTCACCCTTGTAGAAATCTACGTTAGGTTGGGATGGTGTGGGAGCCGGCACAGCCGCTGGCCGCGGTTGGGATGGTGTGGGAGCCGGCACAGCCGCGGATAGGGATCTGTTACACAAATTACACACTCTTAGTGGTTCCGCGCTCTGCTCTGTATGGAGAGTGTGGGGCTTTCCTGATCCTGACAGCCACTTATCTAAGGTGGCGGTATTTTGTGAACACTCGTCGCATACAGCTATTCCGCATCTACGACAATGATGCTGGTTGGGGGACCCTACGTACCACGCCGAGCCAATCTCTTTCGAACACAACATACATTTTCCCTCGTGTTCGCTTTTTCCCGCCCATATTGGATTCCTCATCCTTGCGGCGTGCTGCGGGACCGTAATCCCACCCTTTTGATATCTTTTCTTCTTAGAGTATCTCTTCCTAGAAACTCTCTTAGAGTATCTCTTAGAGTATCTCTTCTTAGAGTATCTCTTCTTAGAGTATTTTCTGGAAGTATTTCTCTTTCTAGAAACTCTTCGCCTAGTCCTTTTGGCCATTTATATATCTATATATATTTATTTTTCAGAGAAATTATAGATAATTCATAGCGAAGACTAATTTCTTTGAGGGAATTGTATGAATATAATCTTTGATATGTTGCCATGTTGTTGGTTCTTTAGTAGCTAAGTAATTACGATGAATATCATAAATCATTGGCTTCATATGATAAGGGATTTCATTCTTATCGGTTGATTTATGAACGAAAACATTCTTATACATCGTATATAAATCATTACTTAGATCATGTAGTTTCTCCTTGTAATTATTAAATAGGTGTTGATGTTCAGGATAATAACGTAAATATTTCTTCAGATTTCCATTCCGTCGCAATTCAATATAATTTAAGAGATGATTATTCATGTTGATTTTAAGATTCTTGACTTCATTGAAGTAAGGATTAATCCATTTGTAACGTAGAGATCCGCACTTGATAGTAAATCCCTTTGTCGCATAATTAATTACGGGACCTTCATACATTTTTAGAAATTCATTATCGGTATATGATTCATTTTTTGAGTAGATATTATCAGGATAATCACATTTATCAAGTCTGATAATATCATTTTCTGTATATTGATACACTTCAACAAGGATTAATTCATTTTCTCTAATAGGAGATACATTACGATTCTCAACATGTCTCATTACAAATGAATAAGACATGTTCTTATCCAGAATATCATAATCTAATTTAGAGCATTCATCAAACATTTGCTTAAAAGATTTCTTATTCGCCCATTTGTTATAACCGCCGATTTCTGAACGAGTAGAGATTAACCATTCATCATTGTAATGAAATAGATTGATCATCGTCCCATCAATAAGATGTTCATAAGTTATTTGACCGTTGAGAGTCGGTTCAATAGGATCTGATCCTAAGTCAGTCGCTTTAACGGGTCCTAAACAGAGGATCTTATTATTTGGCGATACGACTGCTCCCTTAAGGAACATTTTCCATAATTCAGAACCATCCGGTGGATTATCATACGGATAAGAAATAATCTTAAGTTGTTTGAAAGAATTCACTTTAAAACCTAGTTTCCTAAAATCAGAAATGTAAGAGGGATGAGAGTTTATATAATTTTGTAGTTCCATAGTTGGATAATATATTATATTATTTTGTTTTTAAGTAGTATATATTCATAATGCCTAAGGGGGTAATGGAGCAGACTATGATAAAGCCAGATGGAGTAGATACAAGCGGTAACGGAACTGAGGGAAGCCCCGAAATAGAATTGGCTGGAAAAGAAAAGACCTGGCGATGGAAGTTTTTTTTGGGAATATGTTTTGTGATTGTTATTTCGGTTGTTGGATATCTGATATATCAGTCAGTGGCAGATAAACCAAAATCCGGATCCCCATCGCCACCTCCATCGGGGAGAGGTGTCCATGCCGATCTAAGTTCCACCGGCGGCTTACAAAGCGATAGCGAAGAGAATGTTCATAATAGTGCACATTCTGGAGGCGGGTCATCGCAGACGGTTACCCCTGGCATCACCAATCCGCTACCACCAGCAGCACCACAATTACCACCAGCACCACCAGCACCGCCACCACCAGATCCGGTACACGATGCCATGGGGGTGCCAAGTTTTGATTATGCCAATTGCAATTCAAGTTTCGCTGTCACCTCAATACCTGCCGCTGCGCGATGTGATACGGGCGAGATGTCCGATATGGTCAGGATGGCCCATTATTGGGATACTCAAATGACCCAGTGTGAGAGTGGAGAGTGCTCAGGTTTAACATATTCAGACGTATTTAATATTTATACTAACCCGGGTGCCGATAGATGTCCCGCGGATAGCACAGCTTTCGCGCTTTATCAAGACCATGCTGACGGATGTTCTGATGATATGACGCTAGATCCCGGTAGCCCGTGTATTATACCAGACGCTGCAAATTTTGATAATAATCGGTGCTGTAATTTGTTGAAAGAGTATGAATGGGATGAATTTGATCTTTCACGACAAACTGCTGCAGGTACGTCTTCCATTTTCGGCCTAGGCACTGCTTGTAATAATTATCTTCCTCCAGAATGTAACCTAGAATCTATTAGTCAATCTAACTTTAATACACTGAAAGAATGTTCCCCGCATCTGGATACAGCTCCTGCGAATCCCCCTCCTAGTGGAACAAGTCTAACTCCGGCTTGTGTAGAACAAGCAAACGCAACATGTGGCCGAGCAAAAAAGGCGAACAAAGGAAACTGTCAGTCATGTATGACGGAACATAGGGCTTCTCTTGTAACTGCTTGTAATATTCTAAATGATGAGGATGTCGCTGCAATCAATGATCTATATTGTTCCGATCCTCCACCAAATAACCCACTCCCACCCACTCTACCCATTCCTCCTAGTGAAATAGACCCAGCCACATGCATGACGGAAATAGGAAAGATTCAAACAGAATGTTGCGCTGGTGGTATGTGTGATGGTGATGCCGACGTGTCTTGGGTGATACCGGATACTTGCTCGCCTCATTGCGCTCTGGCAACTTCTGAATTTTTTTCTGGTGGGTGTTTTGAATTGATGGATGGGCGGGGGATGATTGATGGTGGCAACCGCGACCTATTTCATGCATTACAAGATAAGTGTCAGGCGGCGTCCTCGACACCATCACCAGTGCCACCGACGGGGTCTCTGGGTGGTTTGTGCGACTGTAAGGGGGATAAGGAGGGACCTACGTTGTGTCAAGAGAAGCTGGGGGTATTGCGGGAAAGAACATTCTGTACGGATAAAAATACCCCTGAAAAATGTTCGGCAGTCAATAAAACCTATCCCAATTTATGTGAATGGACTCCTTCCTCCAATATAGTATAGTATAGTTGATCCAACACCCGAAACTATAATTTTCTAATTATCATTGAATATTTATTTTTACGATTTAAGTTTTATAAAAAAATATCCATTCACTATAAATGGATAGCGAAGATGATGAAATACCAATTCAGAATCAGGAAGAAGGAGATCCATTTATAGATGAGATTTCCGAAGGCGGTGTAGAAGAAAGTGCTGAAGTAGGTGAAGCTGAAGTAGGAAGTGAATTAAGTGAAGATATCGGTGGTTACAATGAAGTACCGCTAGAAGAAGAAAGTAATCTTTCATTTGATTTAGGCGATTCATATATTGTTTTACTTGAAAGTCGTTCTGAACCATTTTTAGCGAAGATTGCCGAAATATCAACCGGAGATAATCTTTTACTCATGACAGATGATAATGATAAAACTTTATCGTTTCAGTTTGATGGAGGTGAAATTATAATGAAGACGGAAGGTTATGAAATCATAGACATGATTCGGGTAAGACCTTATTCTCCAGAACAAGAAGACACCGAATATAAGGAAATGGAATTTGAGACAGAAGAATTATTTGAAAAGAAATATTCAGATTTAGCAATTAAAGATGATTTGTTATCCTCACTGATCCAATCAATGAATATCTATGGAAATGAATCATTAATTGGTCGGGTTCAAGAAACAGTTGATATCTTTTTGGATCTTATCAAACCGGAAATGAAGACCGAAAAATCATTCGCAAAATGGCTAATACCTATCATTGAAGATAATCTAAAATTATATGATGAAGAAAATACGATTCTTCAGGGCGAATTAAGAGATGAATTATCATCTTCTGAAAACTATTATGATTATATCAATGGATCCCTAAAATTTCAGAAACCAATAGTGACTGTGAACGGTTTCGGTCTAGAAACAGACGAATACTCTGGGAATTATCTAAGAAACTGTCTCCAGGATGATAATTGTTCGGGTATATTAGGAGCATATCGCTATGATGAGAGAATCAATAGCAAACCGATTTTACATGGGGATTCTGTATTAATCCCATCAAATCGGTTAAGATTTATTGGATTACTCGAAGAACCTTATAATGAGACAGTCTATTCTGTTAATCCTGAAACATTATCAGGATTTACAGTCTTTGAGAAATATCTCTATGAAAATTTAAATCGGAAAATGATTCGCAAGAAAAGATTAATCAAGGATTCGTTAATCGTGCACTCTGAAGATGATTCTGAAAGGAGAGAGAAAGATAAATTTATTATTCATCAGTTATCTGATAAAGATGATATTTCAAAACTACATGAATTTAGTTCATCTATGATCAATGAAAACATTGAATTGCTACTTTCGGATGATATTAATGAATCATTCTACAATTATGACGATATTGAGAAGATATTATTCAAATATGAAGTGGAATATGGAGATTTATCTTTTACTCTGAGAGAGAAAATCACTTCTCTAGTAAAGGAAAATATTAATCGGTATCATAAAAGTTATCTCAAGAATGTAAAGAAAAATCATAATAAACCGTTTCAGATTAAGAAGATATCATTAACCGAAGAAAGAAAATCAGTTCTAGCAAAAGAATTAATCTCGGGAATGACTAAGAAGAAAGAAAGAAATAATTATCTTCAGAATTATATAGATTTATTCACTCGTCCTTCTGATAAAATAACCGAATCTTCTGAATATTTATACAATAAATATAACGATGAACAAGTCTTATGTAAGCATTATTTATACGAAGTAAATATAACGAATGATAATGATTTATTCGCGACAATGAAGAGTAAATATGGATTACCTCCGGAGGATGGATTCATATCATGTAAAGTTTGTGGGGGATATTTATGTCATGAAGATACAACATTAATTGATGGATATGAAGGCGATAAACCTATGATTACACGTGAAACAATTGTAGATACTGATAGCAAATTAATGATTGAAGAATATCTCTCTGAAAAAGAAGGCACTGTTAAGACAATTAAATTAATCAGTGGATCTATTGGTATTGTTTTAACTGATTCAGATATTTATGATATTTTATTATCTTATGAGTTATTAGATCATAATACATTGGCTGATGTGAGATATGATATGCTAGGAGTGGTTAGCAGTGATATTCACCCTCGTGTTAATAAAGAAATTCAGAAGATAAAAGAATTAGAGAAGAAGGAAAAAGATAAGAAAAAGAAAAAAGAATTGAAAGAACGTCGTGAAAACACCATGAAAAAATTTCAAGGATGGTTAAAAGATACAAATATTATACTCATTTTAACATCATTGATATCATTGTATGTACAGACCGCAGTTCCGTCTTATTTTATCGGAGATAAAGGCGACCGATCTATTGAAATTATTGATGTCATTGAGAAAAAGATTAATAAGAATGTTTTAAAATATCTCTCAATAAAGATAAGAAGATTATCTGAAAAATATGAGCATGAAAAAATATGGAAGCATTGTATAGGATTATTTAACGAAAAAGAACATGGTTCAAACGAGATTGAAACGCAACTGGGTCTAACGGTTCAGATGTGTATGCAACCTAATTTTCCGATGATAATTACACGGATAACAAATTATGAAGAGTTTGTTGAATCGTCAAAACACGACTATTTGAAAGAAGAGTGGGAAATGTTCAGACCTCTGAAACAAAATACATTGGTCAATGGGATAAATTCATTCTTAGATAAGGTTAGCGATGCGAACTCAAATTATTATCGGAAGGTCTATGGTGGAACAACCGTTGAAAATAATTCTTTAATAAGACCATTAAAATATAACGAGGAAACATCAGTTTCAAAATTACTTGATATTCCCGAAATCGGTATTTTTAAGAATAGTTCATTTAGAACTATCTTCCGTTATGTTGTTTCATTGTATGGTAAGAGACCTAGCAATTTGTTTATCACATTGACATTCAATCGTCTACTGGAAACCTGTGATAAACCTGAAGAAATACTAGCGATAATGAAACAAAATGGATGGTCATCGTCAAGTAATTCTTTTAAGATATTGGATTTTGTTGCTTTAAGGAAGAAAGTAATCCCCGAAATATTATCTCTGTATGGCGATAAAAATACCGAAATTAATTCATGTTATACGAATGAAAAAGCATGTAATAGTTTCATTCATAACGCGATAAATACATATGATCTATCATTGCTAAATACAAAACCGAAGAGAATCTATTTTTATAGAGCACCAGTCGTATATCCGATACTACCATATGGTCGTCTAAATGAATATGAAAGATATGATTCTTCGGGTAAGCAAATCAAAAACGTGGTTGATATGGTTTTTGAGAATTACAAATACAATGATATGAATCAAATCGCTAAAAAAACAGTAGATAATTTCTATCCGCAGTTTTTGTCAAAGATATCCTTATCGGATAAAGAACCTGTCATAAAGAAAGAAGAATTCAAAAATATAGAAAATAATGAGGAAAATTTTTACATGATACTTGAAACAAATCGCCAGAAGAATTCATTATTACATCTCCCTATGATTCATGCGAAAGATAAATATACAAAAGATGATTATAGTCTAATAGAGAGATATTCTTCGCTAGAGAATAGGTTCTATGAATACATAAAGAATCATTTCTCATCTGACTCATCGGACTCAGCCGATAAACAAGGTATCAGAGAAACTCTGATTAATATATTTGAAGACTATTTACAGAAAGATGAACTTGATAATAATATTGATCTCAGATTAAGAAATATCTTTTCATCTGTTATTTCAGAAAACAATGAGAATGTAGAGAGAATTTCTAAATTCTTGGCGCGGTCCGATGAAATTGAAGTGAATCAGAAGAAACGATTTGAGAGTATTTTCAGAGAATATAATCCAGGACAAAGAATATCATTTAAATCCGAACAAATATCGTCAATACTGAATTTATTTCTGAATGATGTTAATCTGAAATACAAGCATCTTAAGGGGTATATGATGGATATTCGTAATATTATGGCTCATCTTTGTAATGACGGACCGAAGATAAATATGATTCCGAAAGAATGGAAAGCAACGGATGCGATTGCCGACCAATATCAGGCGTTCATGGAGAGAGATGGTAATAGTGTTCATTTATTGCTTCATAATAAGATCTTTACAAAATCAAAGGATAATTATATCGGATTCAATCGTTATATTAATGATGATAAAGATAATATTCATTATTTCAGATTGTTATTCAGATATCTTAAGCCATCTTTTGATGATTTAGATAAGTTGAAGGGTCAGAAGAATTCAAAATACTCTGAAAGATATTCTGATATTTATATGAAATTTCATTTCATGAATTTATTTGATAAGATTGTTCATATCATTGAAGAGTTAAAAGATTCTCAATCGGAGATAACAAGTGATGCGAATGATTTATTTCAGTCGTTAGAAAGAGTTGATTCAGAGTGTACTGAAAATATGATAGAAGTTTATTCTCAATTCTTGATGGATTTATTGACTCATGTTTTATTTCAGCATTATGATCCATCATGGTTATTCTTGAATGAACAGAAACTTGATTTATCTAATCGGTTATCAAAACAAAAGGAAAGAGAAAAACAAGTATTAGTTGGCAAACTGGATTCAGCCACAAGAGAAGAAAGATTCGCTATCATGCAGAAACAGAAGATGGGTATTTCATTGTTCTATAAACAAGGAGCTGCTCAGGCGAGCGAGTATGTTAAGAGTGATGAACATGCCTCTCATAATGAAGATGAGAGAATAGAACGATTGAAGGAGATTATGTCTCAGAGTAATGTTGAATTAGATGTCATGAGGGCTGAATCCGAAGAAGTAGAAGAAATTCCTCAGTCGGTTTACGTTGATCCTACTCTTGAAGAGGAAGGATATGTAGATTATGATGAATATGATCCCGAAGATGAAACTTATGGTGATGAAGGATTAGACGGTGAACAAGAACAAATTTTTAATGAATAAATTAAAATATAAAATATAGTAAATGAATCAGTTCGTAATTTTGTTTGCTATTGTTGTTGGATTTACTTATTTCGGTGGAACAAATGTTCCTAAGATGCTCAAAGACAATCAACAAGTCTTACTGGGCGTCTTAGTAGGTTTAATGATTGGTCAAATGAATTTAGTTGAAGGGGTTGTCCCTGACCCCCCCCCTGTAGGTCTTTCTGATGAACAATGCGATGCAAAATGTCTGGCGACACATATATGTACAGGTTATAAATGTGATACCTGTTCGGTGGCAAAGTCATAATGAGAAGGAAAGCCCGCTGGCGAGACAACACATAAAGGGTTTCTTGTGAGGAAACAGAATAACTCTAAATTTTAATACTTTTTTATTACTCAATAATATGAATCAAGAATTTATTATCATTGACCCACGACCTTTGGAAGCATTCAAGGACAAGACTTTTTCTGATTTTAAGAAAAGAGATGTTATCAATAAATTATTTAAGTGTATTGAAGAAGGTAAGATAGAAGAAGCATGTTATTGGGTAACGGAGTGTATTTGTTCGGGATATTCACAAGAATTATTTGAGAAGTTAATAATTCATTCGTCAAAAATAGTTCATATTAATTCTCCTAAATTACCTGAATATTTATGGAGAAAATACAATTCATTTTTATCGTCTTATGATCATATTGGCAAAAAAGAAAAGGATCAATTGATACATTTAAGGAATACACAATCGGTAAGGAATGTATTTTTTGATTTAGTTGTAACGATATCTTTATCTCCCAAACCGAAAAGATTTGATAAATATCCGAAAGTTGTGGACCATGATTTTCAGTATTCAACGATTCAGAGCAAACTGAATGCCACAATGCAGATTTTACCTTCTCATGTGATTAAATTTACGGATCCCGAGGAGTTAAGAATTATAATGAATGAATTTTTCTTTCATTTGAAGAATATCAATGGTGGATATGAAAAAGCATGTTACTGGGTGGCATGGTTAATTCAGTGGGAGAAGATAAATAAAAAGAAACAAATAAAATTTGAAATAGAATGTCGTGATATTAGTGAAGTTAATCCTAAATATTGTAAAGATTGTATATGGTTATTGTGGGAAATAATTCTGAGTGAATGTAGTGAAAGATCTGATGATATCAAATTACAGGTTCAGAGTTTATATCGTTTATTCAGACATGATTATACAAGTGGGAAAAGAAACGCAAGATTACCTTATGTGTATCATGCGATAGGATATTTAACTTTTCCTGTTCAGTTTAAGATACCACTTAGAAAGGATAAAAATATCTTCTTACAGACCCAATGTAATGTTAATTATATGTTTAAGGCAAAAAAGAATAATGAAGTGAAGAATTATATTGCTCCTCCAGAAAAAGTTAAAAAAGACACTGGCTCAGAAAAAGAAATCGCTTTATCAAAATTCAACTCATTACTAGATATTGATGAATTAACTCGCTGAAATTATCTTCTTTTACGTCTGGTTTTACTTTTACGCTTTTTGGACTTACTCTTTTTAGATTTCTTTCTTGTTTTACGCTTAGATGTTCTACGTCTTTTAGATTTTCTTTTATGTTTTCTACCACCACCGCGGGCGGAGGCGGCTTCGGCGGTGGCGGCAGCGCTCCGCACTATATCACCGGGCACTTCAGCGCTCCCATGACCTGCACGATACCGCTGAGGGGCCGCAATAATTTCATTTAACCACGATTCTGCTGCCGCCTCCTCCCCCGTGTTTTTTTTATGTAGAATCATTACGGCCACAGGTTCCCTGTCATCACTGGTCAGTTCTCTTGTCATACTTTTTGCTACAGTGGATGCCGCGTCCATTTGGTCAGAGGTGATACCCCATCCATCTACAACTCCTCTAAGTTGTTGGTCGTCCATATTCATCAGCCCCTTTATATATTCCCAATCACTGTGTTTTTTTTTGAAATCTTCTTTTACTTGTTCAGTCCTAAAAAATATAATTTTATTTTGTGTGGGTTGTGTGGGTTGTGTGGGTTGTGTGGGATCAGGGTTCGGCCACTCAATTCTAAGGAGGCGTTCTTTTGGTCGTAAAAACCGACCAAAACTCGTCGTCGTGGGCCTAAAAGAGAAATCACCAATAGCCTTATGTTCGGAATACGACCCAGCATCTCCTTCAACCAAATCCATCACTGGATTTCTGAAATCCGCATTTTCGGCATGTAATATGATTTGTCCATTTTTCCAGGTGCTGTTCGCAGATAACGGCGACCAGCTCCCCTTCACTATTTCTATTTCAATATCGTAAACGGCGGCTAGTTTCATCTGCTTCACTTGTATTTTCAACTCTTCAACATCAAGCCCGAACGGAGCTAAGGTAGCATCAGCCAAATGAGTTTCATTTTGGGCAATGTATTTGTCCAAACCTGTTTGCACAGTCGCGGTGCCCTTTAATCTTTCATATTCATATTTTTCTGAATCCTCCATCTCTCCTGTATCCATCCCATATAACTCTATTGCTCTTGCGATGTTTTTAGCCAAATCTGCGTCCATTTAATATTATACAATATATATTTATTTATTTTATTTGGTAGTATTATAAATGAAAATTTTAGGATTTGAAGTTCCATCAATGATTATGAAATTATGTAAACCCGCTCAGCTCTATTTAGTATTATCGTTAATCAGTGTTATGTTTTATTTGGCCTCTATGTTCAATGTTCATGATACGGTTTTAGAAGCTGAACCCGAAGGAGGTGGCGTTCATCATTACACTATGGGTGGATTACTCGTTAAGGTTGTCTTTACTATTCTATGGATCTATATCTTGAATTATATCTGTCAGTTCAAGTATGGTAAGAAGATTGCGTGGTTCGTCGTTCTTTTACCGTTTTTCTTTATGGGACTAATGCTAATTGGTCTGCTCTGTGCTGTATCTTTCATTGCTTTACAGACAAAGAAAACAAAAAATTTACAAAATGAATTATCAGTTGAGAAGATGAAGGTTAAAGAAGATGTTGTCGCATAACCGACTATGAAATAAAATCTGAGACCCTATCCTAATCATTAAGATAAAGATTCTAACCGGAGCAGTTTTCACATTCATTCGGATTCAATGTAAATTGAATTGCTTTTGACGAAGGGCGACTTCTCAGATAATAGACTCCCGTTTTTAATCCTTTTTTCCATGAATATGAATGCATTGATGACATCGTCCCTACATTAGGCGACTCTAAGAATAAATTCATGCTCTGACTCTGACAGATAAATTTACCACGATCAACCGCCATATCAATAATATTCTTTTGCTTTGTTTCCCAAACGGTCTTATAAATCGCTTGAAGATAATCTGGGATTTCGGGAATTCCTCTACAGGACCCATCATTTCCAATAATCTTATCTTTCAATCCTGATGACCAAATACCTAATGAAATTAAATCCTGAACTAAATAATCATTGATGATCATATATTCACCTGATAGGACTCGCCTCGTGTAAATATTAGACATGATTGGTTCAAAACATTCGTAATTACCTAGGATCTGAGCGGTTGATGCTGTCGGCATTGGAGCAACTAACAAACTATTTCTGACACCATATTTTTGAATATCACTCATCAATGATGACCAATCATGACGAATATCTGTCATCGCGATCTGCCACAGATCAAACTGAAATTTTCCTTGCTGTAATGGGGAACCAATAAAGGAACTGTAAGATCCTAAGTATTCATCCCGATCAAGTTCTCCATCAATGATATGACCAAGATTCTCTTTTAATACCTTGATTTCATCGGACGATACAAAATCTCCTGTTTCCCCAGAAGGTCCTGAGACTTGATTGAGCCATAGACGATATCTTTTCATAGAGACTTCCCTTTCCTTGGCGAGTTCCATGGATGTTTCCATCGCTCCGAAATAGATAGTTTCAAAGATATCTTCATTCAAATCCTTGGCTTCTTGGGAATCAAAGGGATATCCGAATTCAAAGAATACATTTGCTAAACCCTGAACACCGACACCAATTGGACGATGTCTCAGATTAGATGTTTTGGTTTCTTTCGTCGGATAATAATTATGATCAATGATATGATTTAGGTTACGAGTTAACTGTTTGGCAACCGCTTTCAATCCTAAGAAATCATATGATGGTTCTAAATATTCTTTTAATTCCATGAACCCCCCAATATGGTTCCGATTCGCACCTCTCTTAAGATAAACCTGTGGGAATTTCACTCCATTCGGATAATTTCCGGATAGCTCAGTCAATTCTGTATATTTCTTCGTTTCATATGGAATCTTCATTTTTGTCAAGAGACCCTTCGCTAAGTCGCAATAGACGCAGTCAGGTTTAGAGTAAACAATGAATTCCATCTTTGATGTATCTTTGGGTTTCACGAATTTCTTTAGTGAAATTGAAGCAAGATTACAGACAGCAGTTTCTTCAGGACTCGTATATTCAACAATCTCTGTGCATAGATTTGATGATTTGATTGTTCCTAAATTTTGCTGATTTGATTTGCGATTACATGCGTCTTTATACAGGAGATACGGGGTTCCCACTTCAATCTGAGAAGTCAAAATAGCTTGCCATAGTTCTCTTGCTTTAATTTGTTTCCTATATTTCTTATCATTTTCATAGGAAAGATATAATTCATTGAATTCTTTGCCCCATGAATCACTTAATCCGGGACATTCATGAGGACAGAATAAAGACCATACTTGATCAGAATGAATTCTCTCCATAAATAAATCGGATATCCATAAAGCATAGAAGAGGTCTCTCGCCCTATCAAATTCTGAACCGTGATTCTTTTTGAGTTCAATAAATTCAAAGATATCAGCATGCCATGGTTCAAGATACATCGCGAATGAACCGTTCCTCTTACCCCCTCCCTGATCAACATAGCGGGCCGTATCATTGAATACCCTGAGCATCGGAACTAGACCATTTGATACACCATTTGTTCCGGCGATATAAGAATCTTTTGCCCGAATATCATGAATTGATAAACCGATACCACCTGCATATTTCGAGATTAGGGCACAATCTTTCAACGTATCATAAATTCCAGAAATAGAATCCTCCTTCATTGTTAGAAGGAAACAACTCGCGAATTGTTCTCTCTGAGAACCAGCATTATAGAGAGTAGGCGTTGCATGAGTAAAATAATGTTTGCTCATTAAATCATAGTTCACTAATGCTTGATTAATATTATCACGATGAATTGCCAAGGAAACTCTCATTAACATATCTTGGGGTCGTTCAATGATATCTTTTCCTAAACGATAAAGATAACTTTTTTCAAGAGTCTTGTGTCCGAAGAAATCAAAATCATAATCCTTTGCGTAATCAATAGATGAATCAATCTTTTCTTTATTATTCATGACTAATTCATATAAGTAATCCGCGATGAGGGGTTTCTTATGACCGTTACATTCGTAATCATACATTAATTGAATTTTATCCGAAAAAGTATCAAGTGTATTCTTATGATGATTAGATACAGTGATTCTGGATGCCAGAATCTTGAAATCTGGATCCTTACTATACATAGCGATAGCGGTCTCCGAAGATAGTTCATCTAATTCGGTTGTCTTGACACCATCATGGAGCTGTTGGATGACTTTCTGAGCAATAATTGTTTCATCAATATTAAGTTTATATTCAAACTCTTCACCCTGGGATAAAGACTTGATCCGATTAAGAATCTTATCAAAGGAGACTTCTTCGTATTCACCTGATCTTTTTTGGACACGCATTCTTTCTTGACTTACTTGATACATTTATATCCATATCAAATTTTTAAGTAAAATCTAATTTAAAAATTGAGATTATTAAATGTATTTCTCTTATTATAAATGAAACTAGGGGTTGAAGCAATTTTTGTCGGTTTGGCAATCTTATTATTAATTTACATGTCTCAAGGTGAGAGAACAAGTAAGGAAAATCCAGAGGCAGAAAGAGTTGTAATCATGCCAGGTTATCACATGCCGAATTATTCAAATCCATATTATAATAGATATCCTCATTATTATCCCCATATATCTCATCATCAGAGACGTCCTTATCCGAGACGTCCTTATCCGAGACATCCTCATAGAAGACAAATTAATATCCCGAGACAAGGTGGTGAAATTAATAAATAATCTTCACTGAAACTTTTAACGTGTAAGTTAATTAATTCTTCAACATTTCGCCAAAATTAAAATAGGCCACTTATATATAAAAATGTCAGACTCTGATGATTATTCATCTAAATTTGAACTTTATGAGGAGGCTTTAAAAGCAGCGAAAAATGATATCAACAAGATCAATGATATATCAAAAACAGATACAGATGTTATCAGAAGAGTTGTTAATGATAATTTAAGATATGATCCTGATGAAGATTTTACTGAAGAGGTAATTGAGGATTTACAAGATAGAATGATTTCAGAATTAATGGAAGAGATTAAACAGATGAAAAAAAAAGAATCACAAAAAAAAGCATCACAAAAAAAGAAATCCAAGAAACGATCTAAGAAAGGATCTAAGAAACGATCTAAGAAATCTAAAAGACATAAGAAATCTAAAAGACATAAGAAACGATAAGTTATGCTCCTTGTTGATCAAATCTATACTAATGAACTTCAATAAATTTCATATTCACTTAAACTTTTAATGAATAGAGTAATTAAATCATGAAGATTGCAATCACGGGTAAAATGTGCTCAGGGAAAACTACCCTATGTAATTATCTTTGTTCTGTTGAACCAAGGTTCCAAATATTTTCATTCGGTAAAAAAGTGAAAGAAGTCGCTACCGATTTATTTGGCATGGATCCTTTAACAAAAGACAGACCTTTATTAACATCGTTGGGTCAAAAGATGAGAGAAATTGATTCAGAAGTCTGGCTAGACTATGGGATTAAGCAATGTCAAGATAAAGAATTTTGTTTAGTTGATGATTTAAGATATCAAAATGAATATGAAGCACTCGTTAAAAATGGATTTAAAATCATTCAACTCAATCTTTCAGATGAATTACAAGAAAAACGAATTAGAGAAGTTTATCCAGACAACTTTGAAGGTCATCTTATAAATAGAACTCATCTCTCTGAACAGAATAAGTTTGATTGGCTAAACGAAGAGCATCCTCATTTAAGTATAGATTCATCAGAAGATATAAATGAAATAAAGAGTATTATCAATTCGTTTATAAAATAATTTATATATCCGATCTATTTATTATGGATTTCAATCATTTAATACCGATTACAAATGTTAAAATTTCTAAAGAAAAATGGCTCAAGACAAAAGTTAAATATGACGAAGAATTAAAGGTTGAAGGTATTTTAGATGAAATGTGCAAAAAAACATATGACTGGATCTTATCTAAGTCTGATTTAGATGTTATCTGTGATTATGATACGTTCAAAGAAGATTTTATTAATTTGTGTTATGATAAATATCTGAAATGAACGCATCCTTCAATGAAATTGGCAGTGAAATGAACAATGATTCCGCATTAGATTTATTTGAATTAAAGTATCTTGAAGAGATATCATTTTTATTTAATGTTCTGAAGGGAATGGATAATTACTTTGGTCTGGATCTCTTTGAAGATAACTATTGTGATTACTTTGATTTTATTCAGAATCATGTTGTGATTCATGAATTTAGTGATGATATCATGTCTGAAGATGAATTACACACAGATTAAAATATTTTATAGATGGATGGATTTGGTCAGATTTTCCGGATGATTGTTGGAAAGAGAAAAGAAAACATCATGCAGTCAGTATATTACAGGTATTATTTAAAAAAATAAAGCAGACAAATGGACTGTTTCTAAAGTTTCTGCGCCCACAGGAGCCTGATAGATCTTATTTTTTACCTTATCTATATTATAATGACAAACTTTAGTAGTTTAGAGAAAGGTTGTCCTGCGGGAATCCCTTTTTCAAAATGTAGAGATTACATGGATCAGATGGATCAGAAGAAAAAGACTAAAAAAACGAAAAGAAAAGGAAAGAAAACGAGGGGTGGACGTAAAAAAACGCGGAGGAGTAAAGTGCTACCTAAGGTCCCACCGAAAGGAGTGGTGATCCGTAAGAAAGGTAAATTATATAGAAGTAATGGCAGAACTCTCAAGCCTCTTTAAAGTCTCTTATAAACAAATAAATATGGCGAATATTTCGCAACTTTACTTTCTGTTAATTGATTCACACCCGTATCATTGTATTCATACCATTTATCTTCTAAATAATTCTTACAGACAGCATAATAATGACCTCCACCTAATGAACCATTATGAATCGCCATGCTTTGTAGAGAATATTGATTACTTTTCTTTGAAGAATAATTAATATTATAATCCTTTAAATTTAAGTTCATTGGATATTTCAAGAATTTATCTATCTTTTGATTTTTCCGATATCTTTTCACTAAAATGAATAAGACATCTGATGTTTTCCATAATCTTGTTTGCTTAAAGGGTCTCACAGAATTTTTACATTCATCACATTGCCATAGATTATCTTCATCTAATCTTAACTTTTTCATATATTCACTTAAACAACATTCTAAAGAAGATGCCGAATTAGGTATTTCTAATGAGATAACTTGAATTGGATCATGATTAGTCGTATAATATTCACAATCAGTGCAACTGGTAATCGCTAAAAGTTGTGAATAAAAGTTATCAACAATATAAGAATAATCTTTTTCATAAAATCGTGACCACGTTTCATTACTCTTAAGATTGATTTTATCGGCTTCATCTTCAACTTTCTTAGAATAAGTCATTGTAACTTCTCTGGATACACCCTGATGTAATAAATCTAAGAACAAAGTTAAGAATTCATCTATATCATTTTGATTAAAATTACTGAAGTAAAGATCTTTCTCTGAACATATTTTCTGAAATCGTCTTAAGAGATTGATAGGATTATGAACTTCTGATGAATCATTTGACCACATTTTTCTCTGAAACTGAAACCATTCATAAATCAATGAATCTTGATTCGATCTCTTACATTCATTAAAAAATTTTTCATTATTTGGATGAAATGTTGTCAGATGACTTAAGCACTGTAGGGCAGAGTTCATGTAGCATGTATTTCCTAAATTAGCTAACCCTTTATTTCCCGCATGGATAGGTTTTACTTGACTAGTCATTTTAACTTAAATATCTATGATTTTTTTAAATAATAAATATACTTAAAATTATTTTATTGACTAAAATTATAAATGAGTGATACTGTTGATAATGTTTTAGATGCTGTTAACGAATCTGAACCTGCTGATGTTGTTGTCGTTGAGGAAACAACAGAAGCATCTGAGGAAGAGGCTCCGGTTGCAAGCGAAGCAGTAGAAGCGCCCGAGGAAGAATCCGTAGCAAGCGAAGCAGTAGAAGCAGTAGAAGCGCCTGAGGAAGAATCCGTAGCAAGCGAAGCAGCAGAAGCAGTAGAAGCAGTAGAAGCGCCTGAGGAAGAATCCGTAGAGGACGAAGAACCAAATCCACCGAGCGAGGCAGTCGAGCAAGTTGTTTCAGACATCCGTGATATTTTATCAGAAGATCCTGTTGCGACAGAAGAATCATCTGTTTCGGGACTCACAGATGACTTAAAACAACGTATTGCTGAATTAGATTATTTACGCGAATTATATGAAAATTTGTCTAATGGAAATATAGAGAGCAGAAATGATATTGTAAAGATGTGGGATAATAAATCTATAATAATTTCTTCGGATGTAGATTATCAAATCATCCTTAAAAACCTTGAAAACCTTCCGAATATCATTGGAAAAACTCTTCGTAATAAAGAAGTTAATAGATCGGAATTATTTATAAACATAAATAATATTCAAGAAAAAATAGAAATTTTAGAAAAACTAATAAATATAATGCATATATCTATTCGTAGAGTTGATATATATTTAGATAATTTTTAATATAATTTATACTTTAGTTCGAGTAAGCTAAGCCACCCATGCCGGACATGATACGGAGGACATTGTAGTTAACAGCATAAATATTTAATCCACCATCCGTCTGAGTGTCTGAGCTGTTCCCAGCTGTTTGTGCCGGAAAAGTTAATTCCGCGTTATCAATTCTAGAGAAATTACACGTTCCCGAAGGTTGGTGTTCTTCAGGTTTGAGAGCGAATGAATAAACACCAATTGAATCTTTTTGTATTACACCCCCAAAACCCGTGTGGTGTTGCCATAGTTGTGCTCTTGTAAAGTACAATCTATCTCTTTCAGAAAAACGATCATGCCCATTTAATTTAAGTTGATAATTACCAGCAACGAGTTGTCCAGGTGTTGAAGCCCCCGCTATTACACCGTTAGCACCGACTGTTGGTAATTTAGGTCTTCCTGTGAATATTAATTCTTTAACAGGATGGTTAAAATTGAGACTTTTCTTCGTATTCGTCGCGGATGACTCTGAATCAAATTGTAATTGTTCTATCAAATATTCATGTGAAACTTGTGCAAAACGCCTTCTTTCATCGGTATCAAGATATATATAATCAGCCCACAATTTGAAATTAGTATGAGTATTAGTTATCTGTGCTGGTGTTTCTGCTATATCTGCTGCGGCCCCTAACTTTATTTTAATTTTAACTTCATGATATTGAAGGGCAATCAATGGTAAAGCAAGACCTGGATTACGACAAAACCAAAATTGTAATGGTATAAAACAATCTGATGGTGTAGCAACGCTAGATAAAGTATTATTATCAACACCAAGGTGATTATACGATGTTTTTTGAAATAAAGTACAACCTGAGGTAGGTTCAGCAGCTGTATTTATCGTGATAGCAGCATTCGCTCCTGTAGGGTTAAAATCTGTTAAATCGTTCCAAGTAGTTAACCAATGTCCATAGTGTTTATCAATCTTTTGTCCACCAATTTCTATTTCAACTTCTTTTAAAAGGCAGTGTCCTATATTAGAACCTAAACAGTTTTGTGCTGAACTAGTATCAACAAGAAAGTTACTAGGGTTATATTCTACATACATTCTACCGACTAAATCACCATTTCTTGAAATAGTCGCTGTAACATCATTGCCGAATCCGGCCGTCCCATTCAAAGTCTGCTGAATTGCTTCCATTGAGAAGTTCGTGTGTCTGCGATAGACAACCTTGAAGAAAGTGATCTGCGGGTTACCCGTAAGGTAAATATCCTGAGCGCCATAAGCGACAAGTTGCATTAATCCTCCTCCCATATTTTTATACCTTCATTATAGAAAAAAATTTTGGCGCAATTAAACTAATTAATAATTTTTAATTATTATTTTTTTAAAAGATATCTTAGAAGATAAAGATAAAGATAAAGATTATATAACTTAGTTAGAGTATGCTAAGCCACCCATACCAGACATGATACGGAGGACATTGTAGTTAACTGCATATATTTCAAGCGCTTCTGCCGTCCCGGTTACGTTAAGTTGTGCATTATCGATTCGCGAGAAATTACAAGTTCCAGATGGTTGGTGTTCTTCGGGTTTTAAAGCAAATGAGTATACAGCAATGGTATCAGCAAGTGTTACCCCGCCGAAGCCAGTGTGATGTTGCCAAATTTGAGCACGAGTGAAATATAATCTATCCCTCCCTGCAAAACGGTCATGTCCATTAAGTTTTAATTGATAACTGTGATCAGCATTCAATACAACATTAATTCCTCCTCCAGAACCCGCCGCTGACGACCATGCGCCTGTCCAAATCAGTTCTTTTACGGGGTGATTAAAGTTTAAGTCAATGTTTTTCTCCGCCTCAGATTTAAAATATTGTACTTGTTCAATCAAATATTCATGAGATACTTGAGCAAAACGTCTACGTTCATCCGTATCAAGATAAATGTAATCAGCATATAATTTAGTGGTACCGCTTGTGTCCAGAGCGGCACTAAATGTTATCTTAATTTTAACTTCATGATATTGTAGTGCGATCAAAGGTAATGCAAGACCAGGATTACGGCAAAACCAAAATTGAAGTGGGATAAAAAGAATACCAGGATCACCAGCTGTCTGAGTTACACCTCCAGCGCACGCCATTCTTTGAAACTTGGTTGGATTATTCGAGCCTAAATCCGTACTACAGGCTGCCGAACTACCAGTTGGATTCGGCTCTGTTAATTCAGCCCAAGTATTCAACCAGTGATTGTAGTGTTTATCTATTTGTTGACCTCCTATTTCACACTCAACTTCTGATAAAATGTGGTATCCATAATTATTTTCAGTAACGTTTGCGCCTGGGTCATGTTCAACATACATTCTACCAACTAAATCACCATTGCGCGAAATAGTCGATGTGATAGAGCTGCTCTGAGCGACCGTCCCATTCATAGTCTGCTCAATAGCCTCCATGGAGAAGTTAGTGTGCCGTCTGTAGACAACCTTAAAGAAAGTAATCTGCGGGTTACCCGTGAGGTAAATATCCTGAGCGCCATAAGCTACAAGTTGCATTAATCCTCCTCCCATATTATTTTTATACCCTCCTTTAGAAAAAAATTCTGGCGAAATTAAACTAATTAATTTTTCCGCGAATGATCTTAAATAATATTTTTGTTTATATTATTTTTGAAAAATGATCTTATAAGATAGAGATAAAGATATTTAATTGGCACGCAACTTAGTTAGAGTATGCTAAACCACCCATACCAGACATGATACGAAGGACATTGTAGTTGACGGCGTAGACGATGCATGCTTTCGCGGTAGAGAAGATTAACTGGGCGTTGTCAATACGAGAGAAGTTACAGGTGCCGGAGGGCTGGTGCTCTTCCGGTTTAAGGGCGAAGGAGTAGACGTTGATTTTCTTGGTCAAGCTAGAAGTGCGTCCCTGTTCCGTTACAGAAGCATCACTTGAAACTTTGAATATAGTTATTTTGTCGTTCGCTGCATCGGTGGACGGCATGGTGGCGGTGCCTCCGATTTCGGTTGGAACAGAGATTGTCATTGTGATATTATCGGCATTATTGGCTCCGAAACCAGCGACGGCGCCGTGTGCGGGGGTACCATTCACAACCCGTGACTGAACGAGAACAACTGCAACGAATGTTTTTGCGACTGCCACATCAAGGAATGACAAAAGCAATTCTTGACCAGGTGCAAAATCCGCTATCGCGGGTGTGGCGGCCCCTCTGATATTTAATATACCTGTGGTGGAGACGAAATTAAAGGTGGAGGCTGCGTTGTCGGCGGCGGCATTAGAAATAAGTTGTGCTGTTATACCGGTCGGAACAAACAGTGTAGTATTACCGAATGGACCTACTGCTGTGAGTCCCTTACCGGCGGACGGTAAATTCTGCCTCGGGACAGCAGTGTGGCATTCGTAAGGCTGTCTGATCTGGAAGTATTCGGTTTCCTGTAAAGCAAAGCGATCATGGCCGTTAAGCTTAATGTTAGCCGAGACATAATCATCCCCGACAGCCGTGGTCCAGATTAACTCTTTTACCGGATGGTTGAAATTTAATTTGTGGGTTCCAGACTCGCTCTTATCCTCTTTCTGAAGCTGCTCAATAAGGTATTCGTGAGAAACCTGGGCGAAACGACGGCGTTCATCAGTATCAAGATAGATGTAATCACAATTAATGGCGCATGTGGTATCAGCATCACCACCCCACTTAACCTTTACCTTAACTTCGTGATACTGAAGGGCAATTAAAGGAAGAGCAAGACCCGGATTGCGACAGAACCAGAACTGAAGGGGGACCTGAATAAGACCAACACCGGACGTTCCAGTAGACCCAAGAGAACCGATCATAGATTTAAGCCCAACAGCCTTGGACTCAGGAGTAGATAATTCATTCCAAACATTCATCCATTCCGAATAATGTTTGTCAATCTTCTGACCACCAATTTCAAGTTCAGCCTCAGTAACAATAGTTGTGGAACCATCTGTAACAGTAGACTTCGTCGAAGTAACATACATTCTGTATACTAAATCACCATTACGAGAAATAGTGCAAGTACTAGTCGCACCACTGGAGGCGGCGCCATTTAAAGTCTGCTCAATGGTTTCCATTGAGAAGTTCGTGTGCCGTCTGTAGACAACCTTGAAGAAAGTAATCTGCGGGTTACCCGTAAGGTAAATATCCTGAGCGCCATAAGCTACAAGTTGCATTAATCCTCCTCCCATTATTTTATAACCTAGAATAGAAAAAAATTTTAGGGAATTAAAACTAATTAAAATTATAGATTTTATGAAACAAATGATTTATAATTAGTTAGAATATGCTAATCCTGCCATACCAGAAATAATTCTTAAGATATTATAGTTAACAGCATATATTGTGAATGTTTTACCAGAGGGAACAGGAACATCATTAAATATAAGTCTCGCATCATCAATTCGGGAGAAGTTGCATGTTCCCGATGGTTGATGTTCCTCGGGTCTTAGGGCAAAGGAATAAACATTGATACGATTTCGCATGGTAGATGTGGCCGCTTGTGCGACTGAAATATTTTTGATGGAATGTATTGTAAATTTATCTTCTCCATCAATAGCAGCACCGAGTGTACTTTCACATAGACTTTCAGATAATTGAATATGATAATTGTCGACGCTAGTAAGACCGCTCAGTAATGGTCCATCGGCGACACCTGTTACTTTAGCAAGAATGGTATGGGAGTTTGAAAGACCAGTCGCTGCGTTTACTGTGGTCCCTAATCCACTCACATTAAACTCCAACGTATCTCCTATATGAGGCATATGACCCATATGCTGTAGATCAGATCTACGGAATGAATAAACAAGACTTGTTGCTGTGACTCCACCCGAAGCCGCTAATACTGCTATTCCCGATAAATCTTCAATACCACCACCACTTGTTTCAGAAATAATAACCTTTGTGGCTGTCACCGTGTGATCAGTGAACCCCTCAGCTTCAAATTTTTGAGGTGCGGTTCTTGTCGTTGAAAATAAGATGGTTAGTTTTGTTCCTACGAAAGATGGCATACCCACGTGGGCCATATTTTGAGCAGGAACAGCCGTATGATATTTAATAGGATGCCTTAATTGAAAATATTCTTCTTCTTGTGGATGAAAACGATCATGTCCGTTCATAACTATTTTGAGATTTCCATATGTATTTGTTACAGCACTCGTCCAGATTAATTCTTTAACTGGATGATTTAATTTCAATTCAATATTATTACTAGAAGACTCTTCCTTATATTGTATCTGTTCTATTAAATATTCATGAGATACTTGGGCGAATCTACGTCTTTCATCGGCATCAAGATAAATATAATCACACCACACCTCAATACTCGCACCAATTCCTACGGAAGAATAATCACTTGTCCCAAAGTTGAATTTCAGTATAACTTCATGATACTGAAGCGCGATTAAAGGTAAGGCCAATCCATGATTACGACAGAACCAAAACTGTAAAGGAATAATAGTAAGACCCGCTATTCCATTTGAATCACTTTTCTTCATTGTTTTAAGAGCATACTGTTTTGTTGCTGGTGTAGTTAATTCTTCCCAAATTTGCATCCATTCCTTAGTCTGCTTATCTATAGATTGACCTCCGATTTCAAGTTCAACAGCCGTAACAATCTGATCTCCGTGATGTACACCTGTAGTAGATGTAGAGACATATACATCAGATATTAAATCTCCATTACGGGAAATAGTAACAGTTCCGTTTGTAGGTGATGAGGTTAGAACACTAGAACCTTGAATAACCTGTTGAATAGTTTCCATAGAGAAATTCGTATGTCTGCGGAATACATTTTTAAAAAAAGTAACTTGGGGATTCCCTGTAAGATGGGCATCTTGTTCTCCATAAGCAACTAGTTGAATGATACCACCTCCCATATTATGATATATAGGATATAAAAAAAAATCATTCAAAACCAAGAATAAACTAATTAACCCTTGAATAAGAATGAAAATAATAAAACTATCATAATAGATTCATAGAAAGTGATAGGTCTAAATTGACTATCATCGCCACCAGTATTTTTAACTATCTTAGGCCACATCATGTTATAAGTCACTTGAACAATATATGATCTTATTAACAAGATAAGAATCACCATGATAGATAAACTGATTATATTTTCAAGTTTTGGTTCTTTAAAAAACTTTTGCAACTTTAATCCCCCTCCAATCATTTTATAATATTTCGTAGATAATATTTATTTCAAAAATAGTTTTTCTGTTTCCTTCGGATCCATTTCTAAATCTAAGACTTGTTTCACTGGATTCATAATCTGATTTGTAATATAAAATTCATAATCTAAATCCAGATTGTTATCTTTAATATAATCTACATGTTCAATCCTATCACCTTGTAAGATATTTACTTTCTTATATTTCGGCTGAGTTTTATCATCAACTCTGAAATTTCTCATCTTAGGTTTTCCATTCTTAAATTCCCCGATTTGTCGTCTTTCTGTAATCTTCTTGTATCCCATGAATTCTTTCCCTGATCCCTTATTTATATAAGCATAAGGTATCCTATCATTTGCTTTCGGTTTATTCCCCGGATCTCTTTCTGCCATCCGATCAGCCAAAACCTTATGAGCAATTCCTTTAGGATTTTTATAATATCCTCTTAAGGCTTTTGTAATTACAAAATATCGTAAGATAAATTCTCCATTCCTTATCATTTGAAGAGTCTCCTTGAGCCAATTAACTGCTAAAGTGAAGTCTTTCTCAATCATAATCTTCTCAATCACGTTACCAAAGACATGTTTCACTATCGGAGCATTATCTCTCCTCTTAAGAACAATACCCATCGCATCTCTCTTACATACATCTGGATCAAATTCATACTTATCACCTGTATATCTTTTCTTAGAGATAAGGATAAAGGGCCAGAAAGTTTTCTCATATTCTAAATCTTGAGGATGACATAAGAGTGGTTCATGTTGCTCGGTCTCTACGGAACCATCTTCATCCTCTACTTTCACAATACCTTTTGTAATATATTCGCCCGCTTCTTGACCACACTTAATACAATGTTCTAAGGCTTCCTTTCCTACCAGAGTTTTACCATCTTTAATTCTACTGAATTTCACAAAGACTGAATCTGTATCTCCATAAATGACATCAGGTTCAGGATAGTCTGGACCATATTTCTTTCGTGACCAGTCCTTGACTCCATATGAGGCATCATCAATTCTTGATCTTCCAATAGAGGTAGTGCATGCTGCTAAATTCATTTTGTAAATCGTGCTTGTTCTGGCGCCTAATTGGCCATAGACAGAATTAGCTGTAACTTTATAGGCTAATTGTAGTCCATCCAGAACCTTTCTCTTAAATTCATCGGGTTCATTTTTCATTAGTTTCTTTGTCGCTTTCCTCGCAGATAAGAGATGTTCTAGGACTGCAGGTATGATGCCCATCTCCTTTTCACCTTCCCCGAACATACCTTTTTCTTTCATATACTCGGGTTTTAAGAAATGACATTTAGTCTGTGTATTGGCGTCTTTCTTTTCTACAGTATCACCTTTACCTGTAGTTAAGTAAATCCAATCTTGATATTCAATTTCATAATAATTACCTTCACCTATCAGAGGTAATAAATCTTTGTTCTCAATATAAGTTTCATGTGAAATGTTCTTTTCAATGATAGATGAAGGATATAGAGAAGCATAATCAAGGACAGCAATAGGATCATCAAGATAGATACCCGGTTTAGGATCAAGAACGATTGCTCCTTCATATCCATCCATTCCCTTTTCGGATTGATAAATGATTCTCTTATACCACTCTTCTAATTCCCATTCTTTTGGTTGCTTGTATTTTTGTTCACCATCTTCAGTTTCAATACGAATAATTTCATCAATGAGTTCTTCTTTATCGCATCCATTTTTATACATCTTAATATATTTATGTAGATTGGGTATTTTCTTAAGATCGGGTATCCTTGTATTTCTTGCTGAAGACATTCTCGTGACAACAGAAGTCACCTTAACTCCCTGACCTCTTAAGAAGATAAATGATGCTGGAACATAAGAAACATTCGCCATACCAAGATTATTAGGGACAATATCTAAGAGTAAGAGTAAATGAATACATAATTCACAATCCTGAACACAGTATTTGGCCACCTCAGCTCTACCAGAAGGTCCTTCATATTTATGTTTATCAAAGATCTGTTGAGGTGAGATATCATCTTTATTCAGACACCATTCAACTTTTTGATATTCTTCTAATTCTAGATTCAAATCTTCGGTCAATGTAATCATTTTATCATGAATTACATCAATCTTATATTTTCTACCTTCTTCAAATAATCCTTCACCAATATTCGTATGAGTTCTGAATGAAATAAAGTCACCATCTTTGAGTGTTCCAGTATCAGAAACAATGATTTCTTTATGATCAACTGACTTAAGCTTGCCTCTCATAAAATGAGATGCGACATTATCTAATTTATAGGATTCAAGATTATGTCCTTTTTGAACTTCTTTCTGGATATCAAAGAGGATTCTACCATCCATCATGATATAATGTAATGTATTATCACCGAGAGCAGAAGAACTTAATTGTTGAGTTTTCATAGTGCATTTTTTACATTTATGGTCTTTCGCTTTGTAAGGAACACTATCCATCTTACCAAAATTCATGAATTCTTTCATGGGACATCCTTTTACATGATACCATGGATCACTATCCTTATTCTTAGGTTTCGGACATTTATGATGACATGGAAATAATATCTTAGATCTTTCATAAATATATTTGAAATCAAAACCGAAGATATTGTATCCCGTAATAAAATCCGGATCCATATCCTTGATAATCTTTTGCCATCCCATTAGAAGATCTCTTTCAGATTTACATTTTTCAACGATAATACCTTCTAAATCATCGCATATTTCATTATCAGGTAAATTATCTTCTGGAGCAATGACTAAAATATGACGTGTTGTCTTATCCAATCCATAATCATAGAATACTGTTCCTATCTGAATAATTGGATCTCCCTCAACTGTAAGATTAATTTCCTTACATTCTGTTTCAATAATATCTTGAATCGTTGTGATACAATTATCTCTATCTTTACCTTTTACTTCCAGGTTATGAAGGTCAGTTAAAATATCATAATCTGAATTCAAGATCTTATTGCCGATTGTATCGAATACTTCTTGAGCCGGAATCTCATTATTCGTAATATGAAGTTTATTCATGTTCGCATACTTGAAATATGAATTAAACTTTGTAAAATCACCTGTAAAACCTGCTGAAATTAATTTGATTAAATTCGGTTTTGGATTTTCATTAAATTTAACTCTTCGTGATTCGGGTAATTTCTTCAAGATTGACTGATAAGAATCAAATACATCTGTTGCTAATTTCTTGAAATTCTTCTTAGGCATCGGAAAATCTCCATGAGAACTATCACACTCAATATCAAAAGATGCTATCCTATAAGAACTGAGATCATTCTTAGGTAAGGGTTTGATATCTTTGAAAGAACATGAATATTCATCTTTGCAAGAATTAAATAAACCAGTTTTGATATCATTCTTTGCCTCACATGATACCCAACCGGTTGGTTCAATCTTAGTATCGTGAATAAATTTAATGATGGGATGAACAGATGATTCATATAAATTACAATCACAATCGGAGGGTGATGTCACATTCGTTCTCCATTCATTTAATCTAATTTTCGCATTCGGAGTGATTTCTTTAAGATCTTCTTCTTTTTTGACATTATAATGTTTTTTTGTTGAATTAATAAGTTTCTTCATCGCATCGTGTGTTTGAAGTGATATTTTTAGATAATTAAATTTCTGAATGGTTCCGGCAGCAAGATTCCACTGAACCCCATATAAATCTTTATAAATCTGCAATTGAACTCCTTTGACAGAATTGAATAAAGAACCTTCTGGATCAGAATCGGGCCTAAGTCCACAGATATCTTTGATTAATTTTACGCCATCAGGTTGTGCCCATTGATTAGGAACCTTGATATAGAAGTATGGTCTGTATTTTGTTACATGACAAACAATTCTATGATTGAGTTCATTTATTCCATAGAGTGTAACGACAAATGATTTATCTTTAGTATCCCCCTCCAAATCATCTGATATGATATCAACAATCTGAAACGATTTCAAATCACTCATTTTATATTAATTAGTATTAATTAACTCTTTAATCAAATTTATCAAATTTTTAAAAATCTATAAGATAGTAGATAATGAAAGAATTAACGGCATTGCTATTGGGTATCATTTCTATATTCGTATATACAAATTTCATAAGAAAGAGTTTATATCTTGATAAGATAGAAGCAACGGCCAATGGTAAGAAATACTATGTAAGGAATTTACCCGATCGCAATGAAGCTGCCAATAAACTGGCCACAATAGGTAATTCATTACAATCATTGATAGATTCATTGAATGAAGAAGAGGAAGAAAAGGGCGAATATAATAAGAAATTAAAAGAATCATTTAACCCTGATTATATCACTGAAAATATACCAGGTTCTACCTATGTTGCTTATTCTGTAAATAAAGGGGAAGAATTATCATTATGTGTGAGAGAAAAGGATACGGAGGTATTTATGGATAATAATATTATCCTATTTGTGGCGATACATGAATTATCTCATATCATGACACCAGAAACAGGACATACACCTCTGTTCTGGAATAATATGAAATATTTGTTAGAAAAAGCATCTTCAGTAGGTATTTATACACCGACTGATTATAGTAAAAATCCTGAGACTTATTGTGGGATGGAAATAAATTCAACACCTATGAATTTAAATTAAATATTTTATTTTTATCCATTATAATATCTTAATGAGTGATCCTTATCTGGACTTTGATAATGATTTATCTGATATACAAGTGAATGTTTTTCATGTAACAGGTCCTTTACGAGGGCTGACCAGTCAGAAAGATAAAGAAAAATTTTTACATCAGGATGTTACTATCTTTAATCCTACTGATTCATCAAAACCTTCTATTGAAGGTATCAAACTTCAGAAAATGAAATCAGTGGAGGAGAAAATATATCTAACCGATACAATTGAAATTTTAATGAATAAGATAGCGAGATATTGTTGTGATGATATTTCGGGAAAAGAGGTATTCGCATGGTTAGATCATAATCCTAAGAAAGACACATCCTTAAGATACTCTTATCCTCTAGGAATTCATTATTCTGAGTTAGGTGATTTTATCAATCCTTATATTGAGAAAAATTATGACGAACGATTCTGTTCTTCGGATGGTTCAGTAAAACGCGATCCGAAATTCTCAACCGATTATTATTCATCCTATCAGAAATATCATTCCTTGTTTAGAGATATCAAACTTGTAAGAGGTTCAACAAATATTTATTTCTGCACTTTACAGGATATTTTAGAATATTTACCATCATCACCTCTAAAAGAAATTGAGAATCAGGATATATTATTAAATGGATATCTCAAGAAATATTTCCCGAAGATAGATAAGAGAGATAGTTCATATGATGATTATCGCGATAAAAGTAATCAAAAGTTAGATGTATTATCTCATTTTAAAAGACTACAGGAACATAGTTATCCATATGAAATGATAGATTGCAGACCGGTGACATTAGTTTATCAGAATCGTATTGAGAAAAATTCAATTGATTTATTCAAGATATTCAAAGAATTTGAAGTTAAGAAAGATGTTCCTTATCTTAAGATATATATTGATAGTTATTTAGATTCATGTATGAAATTAGATAAAGATAGTATTTATTCTGATACGATTCATGATAAATCTCGGACAGTAACCAAAGATATTTTTGAGAAATGGAACCGAAATATATCATTACACAATGGATTTACAATACCAGAATTTGTTGATAAAACAAATACACTCTCATTTGTATTATATGATACATCAACGACTAATTATGCTCAAATGATATTATATTCAGATGGAAAAGTTGAATTATATATTGAGAAGTTGATGAGAATTGAACAATTCAATGATAAAATTAGCAAGTCTTTTATCGGTAAATGTAATACAGTAATAAGACAACTGAATAAGAAAAATTACTCAGAAACAGATATCCTTATTCCAATACTCAATAAATATCCTATCAGAATAGATTGTTCCTATATGTATGATATCCCAGATTATAATCCTTCAATGTTATTGAAACTGTTTAAGAATTTCTATAATGACTTCATTGTTATTGAAGAATTACTTGGCACCCGTCGCGAGGACAAGGATAACTTGCATTTATTATATACAAAATCATCCGGTTATTACGATCCTAAGAAGATATATTCATTCATTTCACTCTTAAAAAAAAAGAAACTTGAAGATGATCATATTGTATCGTTGTTATCTCAGAGATATCATATGAAGAAATCCGATGCTCTAGAAGAATTAACTAACTGGATGAATGTTTATGAAGGTAGATTTTCAAGCAAAGATTTAAAGGATGCTGGCACATCGGTTATCATTGAGAAGGTTTTAGATCGTATTAAGGTTTCCTTAGTAAATATATCTGGATTAGAAGAATTACATGAATGCATGAATACAATAAACTTTTTATTGGGAGTTTATCGTAGTAAAAAGATTGAGAAAAATAAAGATTTACCTGATGAAATATCTTCGCTATTCAAGAAAGTTACCAAGAAATTAAAAGAAGTTGCTATTGTGAGAGAAGAAGTTCCAGAACCTGTTAAAGAAACTGTTCCGGCAGTCACGCCCTCAACCGACGAAGTCATAGAAGAAGTAGAAGATGAAGAACCTGATGAAGAAGAAGAAGATTCAGATGAAGAAGATGATTATGGCCGAATTAGTTCTTCTAATGAATCAAATGAAAGCCAATCTGGAGGCGCCCACCATAAGAAAGGTGGATTGAATAAGAAAGGTGGTGGATCAGATGATGAAGAGGATGAAGATGAATCAAAATATCCGAATAAGAGATACTATGTCAAGCGATTAGAACAACGAGATCCTAAATTAATTAAATTCAAGGGAAAAACAAGTAAAGATGGTTATGCTTATAAATGTCAGGCATCATCTGATAAACAACCAATTGTCTTGACAAAGGATGAATTAGATGAAATAGATCATAAGACAGGATTTAAAAATGAAGGTGTCAGTTATTCAAAGGCTGTTCGTATTGAGGGGGGTGATAGACCTGAATTATATTATATCTGTCCTAAATTCTGGGATAGAAAACATCAGATACCTTTGGATCCTTTAAACAAGATTCATCCGATTGAGAAGATTGATTATGAACAATTTGTTTATAGAAAGGAGATGAAAGATAATGATTGTTTTATCCTAGAAAGAACTGGACGACCATCGGGCAGATCAGACCATGATTCATTCTGGAATAAAAATCAAAAAGATAAGGATAATATCATGAAATATAATGTTCAGTTTATTCATGACGATGTTCATCCCGATTTATTAGCATTACCCTGTTGTGGAAAGAAACCCGTTACCTTTGCTCTCAACTCCTTTGTGAATGTCTTACTCTTTGATGATGGTAAATCTTCATGGGGTACAGGACAGATAACCGGTCAAGGTAATAAGAATGATGAATACCCTGTTTCAATTGATGGTCAAAAGTCCGTTCATATTCATGTTAGTTTATTGAAATCGTTCAAGGGTTCAAATGATAGATTATCTACCGATTTCCCTTTACGATTAAATTCAAATGGTCATATTCACCCTATCCTAAAAGATTTATTTCATGTGAGAAAAGAAGATCCTATTCTCACTAAGTCCTCAAATAATGGATTTTATCGGAAAGGTGTTCATCAGGGAGCAGATGCTTTCCTAAATTGTTTGGACATGATACATAGAGAGAATAAATCTAATCCGAAAATAAAAAGAGACAGATTAGATTTAGGTCTTTTGAAAGAGAATATATTACACGATATGAAGAGTATAGACTTATTTTCAATTGGTGGTGGTTCATTTGTTCAGTATTTCAGAGATGAAAAAATATCATTATCTGATAACATATTGGATAAAATCAAAGCAAGCGTCATGAAAAATTTCAAGGATTACTTGGATAGCGATGAACCAAAAGATGATAGAATCCTTACATTATTAATTCATTCCATCTGTAGATTAGACCGTAATAGAACATTTGAAGGATATCAATTTAATTTAGTTGTATTCAATGAAAAGAATGAAACCGTTCGCATTAATGAACCGATAGGTAAATTTAATTTCATAGATGATTCGCCATTTGCATTCATTTATAAAGATGATTACATCTATGAACCTTTAATTTATCATTACAAAGATAAGAATTATGGTTATGTAAATTATGGATCTGATGAATCAGATGAAAAAATAGTAAAGGGTGATGATATCATTTTTGATGATACGATAGCCAAAATTATTACGAATAAGAAAGATGGATATAAAATCCAAGTGAAAGATACAAATGAAATCCTAGAAATAGAGAAAACAAATCTTCGCAAATATGACATGAAGAATGTTATCGATATTGTTACTACTTTCATTGATAGGGAACAAAGCAAACAACTCTCTAAATCCAAAGAATATCTGACGGAAGAAGACCTCTATACGATAATAGAGAAGATGAATTTAATATCATTAAACAAAGGATATTATGATACTTATAATCGGTTATCCATGATTGAATTCAGAGTCAAACATGGTCGCGGTTATAGAAGAGTAATTTTACCGATCAAACCTAAATCAATTTCAGAAAAAACATCTACCACAAAAATCAGTCCGATATCAGAGTTGCCAAAGTATGAATTATCAAAGGTAATTGAATTACTCAAAGAAGCCGATAAAGTTATTGAGAGCGAGTTCGGAGATAAATATTCCCCGTATCTAGACGGCAAAGAACAAATTTTAGTCAATCATAAAGAGATGGGAACCGGTCTCTTGCTATCAAGAGGTATTATTATTCCACTTACAAAACAGAAATATCATTATCAGAATTACAAGATAAATATAAGTAGAACTGTTGGATTACTTAATACTCAGGATGAATATTTATTGGGAGAATATTTAGAAGATGAGTTGACTGAATATTTTGATGAATATAATGAAAAAATGCAGAAATCATATGGTATGTTTTCCGAGGCTTATGTTACGATCATGAAAAACAAAATCTTATCAGATGAGACAAATAAGATAATTTCTCACCCTGTAAAACTAATGATTCATAAGCGATGGTATTTATTAGATTTATTTTCAAAAGAAGATGATATCAAACTGAAAGATACAGATCTTAAAAAATTTATTGAGTTTATTTTGATACATGGTTTAGAAGAAGTTAATAAGATGTTCATTCATACATTTATTTCATTGAAGGATATCAAATTACGAAATTTATCTGAAAAGATAATCATTCTTTCAATGAAAGATATCAAGAATGGATTACATGAATCCTATTTTGAGAGTAAAAGTCAATATATTCGTGATATTTCTTATTATGATGAATACAATCCGAATATTCAAAGGAAATTACTCAAAAGAGAACACACTATCAAACATGTTTCATTTGAGACAAAATATCCTCATTTATTAAAGAAATTATTCAATGGGAAGGTAAGAGTCCTAAAAAATATAATTTCAGCTGAGAACACTGATATCAAAATTCTATCAGATTTATTACTTACAATGAATACATCCTTCAATCAAGAATTCATTCGCGAAACATTAAAAGAATTACTTAAACCTGAAAAATCTCATCTTTATGAGAATTTATTATTAGGAGATCAATATAAAAGCAATAAAGAATTACAAGAGGATTTAGAAGATCCAGACTATTATCTTACTTCATATGATTTGAAGATGTTATCATTGAAATGTGAAGTTGGTTTCTTACTTTATACAAATCGTTATCTAGATCAAGATAAGAAATTTGAAACTCAGATTATTTTCCATGAAGATTTGAGAAAGACAACATTTGATAAATTTAAATTACCGATGGTCTGTTTTTACCAAGATTTTAGCGATGAGAAAACCATCAAACCGATAGAGGTAAATGAACAAATAACGCTTGATTTTCAAGAGTTATACAAGAATACTCAATTCAAAAAAATTTTAAAGAGAACTTATACCTAAAGACTATTACTAATCGTCTGTTTTTGGAGCATCCAATCATAGTGCGTAACATCAGTCCTTACATTATTGAACAGACCAGGTGGATTGATAGGATCATTATAAACCGTTTCAGTAGAATTTTGATTTAAATAGCAGCCCTTATCAGATGTATCATTCTTATTTTCAATTCCATATGAATCCCATTCAATCTTATACTTATCACAAAACATCGGTGATTTAATATTACCTTGATTCTCAGGTAAATACATCTCAACATATCCCGATAAGTCTTTCTTTTCTAGTTCCGTAATAGTATCCTGCGAAATAGATGAAGGAAAATACATATTTCTTAGACTATTCATTGAAACTACTTCAGTCAAATCTTTATTTGTATAATCTAAATCGGTCTTCCGAACCCCGATAACATGGAATGATTGTCTGTAGAAAGAATCAAAGAGTTGATCTATATTTTCTTTAAACATGTGACCATCAAATAAAATCCCCGTATCATTAAATTTTATATCATATTTGTTCAGAATCGTGGGATTAGACCCTGTCTGAACATTCATGTAATTGATATAAATTTCTTTATCAATGATAACTATATCCGAAATAAGACGAATTGTATAATAGTTTTTCACATCATAAACAAAAAAATCAATTAGATATCTTTGATTACCATCACACGATACAAGACCATAGACATTTTCAATTTGTTTGATATAATAATCATTCTGTGATATTTGATTGATCGTATTAACTAGTTCTTTGATGATTGCAGTTAATCTATCTTCTACCGATTTATCTATGGTTGTTTTATTGTAAATATATTTTTGACAAATTCCCTCTAATTTAATCTTAGATCCCGAAGAAATACTATTGAATATTTTCAATAAGCGATGTTCCGGTTTCACAAATCCGATATTTGTTGCGTTCTTAACTGGAGATACAACTGTTCCGTTTGTTTGTATCGTTTGTTTCATTCTCATAGAATAGAAAACGAATACGAGAAATAATATAAAAAGCCATAATTGGGTATTCTGAGACATCGTTTATATATACAACTAATTTATTTTAATTTAATTGAATCTTTTCTTTGTTCTCCTGTATGAATTCTGTTATGAATTTATGAGCAACGCTTATATTATCTTTGCTTCTTCCTCCAGTAATAATAATTTTGCCACTCTTAAAAACCGCGACAGTTATCTTTTTGCATGTCTGGTCTTTACCTTTTCCATTACACGGTTTATCACAATCACAGATACCAAAATTATTTGCCAATGGATTATGATAATATTTGATATTTACACCTGGGTAAGTACATGGTTCATATGATGAGAAATAACCTTGGTCAATAATCAGACGGTGTAACATTTCACGATCAATCATGAAATGAACATCAAAGTCGCTATTGATTAGAACTGTTTCTATTTCGCCTGATGGGATAATTTCCCCTTCGGCATCAAAGATAGATATCTTATCAATTTCAGATAAACGATTACATTCTTGACTTAGAATCTGGATTGTTTCGGCACCCTGATATTCATTATTGATTCCAGTCATCTGTATCCGCCCGTTATTAAATATTTTAACATTAATCCGGTGATTCATCTTTGACTCATTATAAACATGAACCGTTATCTGATTGTAGAAATATTTCTTTAGTTTTTTCTTTGGTTTCTTCTTGGGATTATGACCCTTGGTAATTTCAGAACCATATTCAATATACAATAGGTTGCGATTGATTTCAAGTGATCTCGCTAATTCATAAAGATTGATATTAGTTTGTAATTTACTTAACTGGACCATGGCCGAGATATGTAAATCTTTTGAAAAATCTGAATTATTCATATTCACTATAATTACATTTAATTTCTTTAAGTAAATCAAATTTTACCTTTTATATTATCTTCAATATATTTGGCATATCTTAATAATTTAGATGTTGTAATCCGATATGAAATATATTTGATAAGAGTTGGCAACTCAACATGGGGATTTAATAAACGATAGTGAACAAATAATATTGTCCACGAAACGCAAAATCCCGTGTGATTTTCAGGGTCGTGTTCCATTTGAAAAGCAGTTCCCTTACGATAATCTACGGCATTTATGACTTTAAATTTCGGCAATATTTCTTTCCAAAATCGTCTTATGACAGCGATCTTTTTACGATATGCTCCGACCACCCCCCCTAGACAACTAGATGAAGGTCTCGCACCGTGAGGTTCGTATAACTCCACTAGTTTATCTCTTGTATCTATTAAGAGGATATTTGCATGATTCCCATCATCTGTAATTAGATTTAGAATAACTGGGGTAAATCTATTTTTACTTTCTACGCAATTCATTAAATTTTTACGGAAACTTACAAAATCATGTTCTAAAGGATGAACGCCTTTTTTCATATCCTCAATCTTTAAACTAAGAAATGCTTTCCCTTCACTGAAGAAACACGTGCTAGGATGGTCAATTACATGGAAAAAGTCCATTACATTAGAATAATTTTGATAGTGAAAATCAATCTCCCCGCAAGTAGCTTCTGTCCCCACACTCTTTTTATCAGAAAAAGGAACATCAACAATCTTGTGTTTTTTCTGTAAATGCTTGAAATTATTCAGAGCAGCCTTGACGAATGACCCTTCACGGATATCTTTGTCCTTCGCTAACTTATGAGTTTTATGACGCTTTGTAGATTTCTTAGTATTTCTCTTCATTATAATCTCTTAGATAATATTTATTGAAGAATCGTTAATTAATCAACGAGAGGGATAATATCTTCAATATCAGATTCATCATCCGTATCATCATACTCTAAACCACGCTCAACACGGTCTTTGTTAGCATCATCGTCGGGACATAACATGAAAGTAATATCTTCCATAGCATCCCGAAGTCTGTCGCGATCCATATTAAACATGTATCCTGCCTTTATCATTGTAAGGACTAAAGCCTTCATGTCATCGTAATCTCCGATAATGGTATCAGATTCCACGATGAATGAGCGAATCGATGAATGTAAATCATCAGCAGTCACAATCTTGAAGTCTTTCATTTATGAATTAAAACTTAAAAAAGAATTCTTTATTTAACGCAAATACCATAATGGATTTAGACAGATTATCTGAGAAACTAAAAAGAATACAAAATGATCTTAAAAAAGAGACAGAGAAGTGCAAAGAATTCGCTAAGAAACTATCCGAACAAACTTTTGATGATCCGAGAGATGAAAAAGTAGCGAAAGATAATTATTATGATACATTAGATCATTATGAAAAGATCTATCAAAAGAAAAATGCTGAATACAAAGAATTAATCTCAGGTTTTTCTGATGCTTATTTAGAGATGAGTAGTTTCTATGTGGGTCCCGAATTACCTAGAGAACATGAACAAACATTCTTGGATGATAAAGAAAGTCTTAATACGTTGTATTTTATGTTTATGATGAGTCTATTTTTGAAGGTTTAATATGATTATCGGATAATCTTTTTGAGTAAATGAGAACCCAAAACAAGACCTATCAGATATAATCTACTCCCAAACTTCAAGTAAAATTTGATTACTATCTGAACAACCTTGATTAAAGAGTAACATACAGGGTAAAATGGTCCTGAAGAGCAAGGGCGGGAAAAAGTGTCGGTCGGGTATTTCCAAGAAGAAGGAGAAGCAGATGATGAAACACCATCGCAAGGTGAACTTCAAGAAGAAAAAGGCAGACAAACAAATTGAATGCTCCGTCTGTATGGAAGAGATAGATGATTGTTCGGATAATGTTGTCACTTGTGGAAAAGTGAATCACCCTCTTTGCAGAGAATGTAAAAAGAAGTGTAAGGATTGTCCGATGTGTCGTTCTCATCCTGTAAAACCTCCAATTAGTCAGG